TTACTAAGCATACCTATAAGGGGGTAGAAGTTACCGAAGATGCAGGTGGAAACATAAGAATTAAAAAAGAAATTGAAGGTGGAGGACAATATACCGATGAGTTTGGCGAGATAGATACTTGGGATGGAACTGTAAGAGAACTGGATATCGAAATTCACAAAGGAGGCTCCTCTATAAAAGACGAGGGACTTGAAACACAAAAAATGGTTCCAGAGCCAGATGCATATTTTGAAGGAACCGTGACCCCTGACATGGATGGCAAGATGAAAGATGTAGTTGAATACATTGACGATGTCGATCATTTAGATCTTAAAAAAATTGCTGATGAAATTAATGAAGAAGTTATTATTAAAAAAGCATCAGGCGGTCTGGCTGCCATGCTAGGTGAATAATGTCTAATATTATCCAGCAACTCGAAGACTTAAAGGAATGGGGACAGGATCCTGAACGTTATGCACGAAGGCTAGAGTTCCGTCACAGGTCTGGAGCTCCCGCTATGGAAGGTATGATGGTGCCTCAAGAGTTTGATGAATTAAGTCCTAGAGAAGAGGAATATTATAAACAAGAACCTTTTAGTACCCATGAAGATTTTCTTGGTGCTAAGGGTGGTGTTGCACAACTCGTGCAACCTGGACCAGAAGGCGTGAGGCAGGGGTATGCTGATAAATCTCATGGCAAAAAATTCACAAAGACAGAACTTAATAAAGCTGCTCAGCACATGTATGGAAAAGACTATGATGAGTTAACTCTTAAAACAGGGAAGAAGAAAGTTTACGATGTGATAGATGCTCAGTATAAAATAACTGGTGAAAAAAAATTTAAAGTTAAAACTCAATCAAAGCCCTTTTCAGCAACGGATCAAGCAAAAATTAAAAAAGCTTTCCCTGATGCCAAGTTTACTGCAAGAAATACTTATGGCTTTGCACCTGATCATCCAAGCTATACGAAAGCATGGCTCTTTGTTGATAGAGGTTTTAAACTTCCAGGTCATGTTCTTCCTAAATCTGTACAAAACGAAATTATGGAAGCATTTCCAGAAGTTAAAAACTGGAACTGGGAACGTGGAGCTAGTAAATACGGCATTTCATCTAAAAACGAGGCCCTCTATAAAAGAATTGAATCTTTTGTGAATGACCCTAAACCCTTTCGCTATAAGTTTAGATGGGGAGAAGCTGATGGATTTATGTTGCAGTCTATGGACAGAGCTTTTCTACAGGGGAATGAAAATTATATTCCTATAAAAGAAAAAGGAAAAATCGTTGGTTTTATAGATAACTCTAAAAGTGGCAAAGGTAAAAAATATTATCATAATGGCTATACAGCTGCGGGCAAGAAACTTCCTGAAGGAGCTTTGTTAGCTAAAAATCATGCTGATTATAAAGCACTCTCAAAGTATGTAAGTGTTGCTAAAAACTCTGGAGCTAGTCTTGATGAAACTTCAAAAGTTTTTAGAAACCTGTTTCCAGAAGGTATGGATACCAGTAAGATTGTATTTGATGATCTCGTTGGCTTTTTATCTAAAGAAAAAGGAGCAAAGAATGTTAGAAAAGGTATTGTCAAGCATCACGGATCTTATGTCAAAACATCTCCCACAAAAGATCTTCAAATTTTAACAAGTCAGCTTAACTATGAAGCTGAGAAAATTGGTAAGTTAATTAAAAAAGGAGATTTATCTCGTGTTGATGATTTAAAGAAATTAGGAATTCGATTAGTTGTTGATGGAAAAAGTTATGGGGTTGGAAAAGAAAGCGCAGAAAAAGGGTTTGAACGAATTATAAAAAGCAGTGTATCTGATGTGAAGAAATGGGGACCTACTGAATTTAACAAGTTTAGAAAATTCACAAAACAAAATCCAAGATTAGCTAAACAAGCGGCTATACGATTTAACTCAGGAATCCCCATTGATGAAATTATGAAAATGCCAGGAATGAAAAAAGCAATGCCTTGGATCAAGGGAGAAGGTTATTTTGCTTTAGCCGATATGTTGAACAATTGGAGCAAAGGTCAGTCTTTCTTAAAGGGCGCAGGTAAAGGAGTTGAAATGGCTACTTTTGGTCTTGTAGATTTTGATACTGATGAAAAGGCTTTACTTATGCATGCTCTTAAAAAAGGTGTTCCTGAAAATCAGATTAAGGCGATGATGGATTTTCTTAAATATAAAAAAGAGGAAAAGAAATTAACAGGCTTGGATACATCACTGGCTGCATTGGATTATCATGAAAGCATTGGTGGAGAATTAGGCCCTGCTCATATGATGAATCCTGAAGAAGGATGGAATTATGGTGATAGAGAAATGCTTAATAAAAGAATTGCAAAAAGCGAAAAGAATTTAGACAACCTTTATAACGCGTATTATGCAGGAGAGAATCGTGATCCTACTCTTGGTATGGTTACATTAGAAAATATGATGGAAAGTTTAACCGCTGAAGAGTGGAACAAGACGGCTGGTATACCTTTAGTTGATCGTGGTTATCGAGAAATGATCGGAGCCAAGGCAGACGAAGGAATGGTTTGGGGACCTTTGTTTGGAGGAGGTATGAGAGAAATTCTTGAAGGCTTAGGTTTCGGAGAAACAGATTCTTTAAAATCATTTAAACCTCAAGAGTTAATGAGTGCACATCCTGTTTATGGATATAAGGAACAAATAAAAGATATGGAATCTAGAGGAATTAGTCCCATGGAAGATATAAGAATGGATTTAGGTTATGCTTTACCTCCTCAAAATTATGCAGGCGGTGGCATTGCAAATGTTCGTAGACCTAATGCAATTCCCCCTGAATCAGGACCCATGCCTCATGGTGGTGGGTTGTCAAGCGTGTTTAATCGTGTTAAACCATGGTAGGAGTTTAAATGGCAGATATAGATAAAGGACTCCCGAATATTAAAGATATCCTTCCTGGTGGCGCAGAGGAAGTAACGGATGTCAATATTGCGGATGTTCCATTAAAAGGACCAATTGAAGTTACATCAGAAGAAGATGGTGGGGCAACAATTGATTTTGATCCAAGCGCAAACTTAAATATTCCAGGAACCGAATCTCATTTCGATAATCTGGCGGATATTCTTCCTGACGATGTTACTGATCCTATTGGTAGTGAACTACGTTTTCAATATCAGGATAATAAATCTTCTAGAAAAGAATGGGAACAAACCTATACACAAGGGTTGGATCTCTTAGGATTTAAATACGAAAACAGAACAGAACCTTTTCAAGGGGCTTCAGGTGCAACTCACCCAGTACTCGCAGAAGCAGTCACACAATTTCAGGCAACCGCTTATAAAGAACTCATGCCAGCGGATGGTCCTGTTAGAACTCAAGTTTTAGGAGCACCGAACCCAGGTAAGTCTCAACAAGCTGAACGGGTTAAAAATTTCATGAACTATCAGATTATGGATCAGATGAAGGAATACGAACCTGAATTTGATTCAATGCTTTTCCATTTACCGTTAGCAGGCTCAACCTTTAAAAAAGTTTATTACGACGATCTCTTACAGAGAGCGGTTTCAAAATTTGTCCCTGCAGAAGATGTAGTGGTTCCTTATACTGCAAGTAGTTTAGCGGATGCTGAATCGATTACCCACGTCATTAAACTTCCAGAAAACGAAGTAAGAAAACAACAGGTTGCAGGATTCTATAGTGATATTGAACTGGCAAAACCTGGAGTATTGATGCAGGACGAATTAAAAGAAAAAGAAAGAGAATTGGAAGGAACCAAACGAACAGGACGTAATCCAAACATTTATACCTTATTAGAATGCCATATAGATTTAGATCTAGAAGGCTTCGAAGATATTGGTCCAGACGGGCAACCGACTGGCATCAAGCTGCCATACATCGTTACAGTCGATGAAAGCAGCACTAAGGTTCTTTCAATAAGAAGGAACTTTGCGCCCAATGACCCAAAGAAACAAAGAATTCAATACTTTGTCCATTTTAAATTTCTGCCTGGACTAGGATTCTATGGCTTTGGACTCATACATATGATTGGCGGATTGAGTCGTACCGCAACGGTCGCTCTCCGCCAATTATTAGATGCTGGGACATTATCGAATTTACCCGCTGGATTTAAACAGCGTGGAGTCAGAGTTAAAGATGAAGCATCCCCTATTCAACCAGGAGAATTTAAAGATGTGGATGCGCCTGGAGGATCATTAAAAGATGCATTTTATCCTTTACCTTATAAAGAACCATCAGCAACGTTATTACAGTTGATGGGAATTGTGGTTCAAGCAGGTCAAAGATTTGCTGCTATATCCGAATTACAAGTTGGAGAAGGTTCTCAACAGGCAGCTGTGGGAACAACCATGGCTCTTCTTGAAAGAGGATCTAAAGTAATGTCCGCTATTCATAAGAGACTTTATTTTTCAATGAAGGAAGAATTTAAATTACTGGCTAAAATTATTTCAACATATCTACCCCCTCAATATCCCTACGATGTGGTAGGAGCTGCAAGGACCATTAAACAAATAGATTTTGATGATCGTATTGATATTTTACCTGTAGCCGATCCCAATATCTTTTCGATGACACAAAGAATTACTTTGGCTCAAACTGAATTACAACTCGCGATGTCAAATCCTAAAATGCATAATCTTTATATGTCGTATAGAAAAATGTATGAGGCGCTAGGTGTTAAGAATATTGATCAAGTTTTACCACCTCCCGCACCGAATGCTCCTAAAGATCCGTCTTTAGAAAATATTGATGCATTAGCTGGTAAACCTTTTCAAGCGTTTCCAGGACAAGATCACACTGCTCATATTACTGCGCACTTGAATTTTATGGCAACGAACCTGGTAAGAAACAATACACCCATTATGGGAGCTCTGCAAAAGAATATTTTAGAGCATATTAGTTTAATGGCTATGGAACAGATTCAAGTAGAGTTTAGTCAGGAAATGATGATGCTACAACAATTACAGCAACAGGCACCTATGAATCCACAGGCTGCACAACAGTTACAACAGATCACTCAGAAGATTGAAGCAAGAAAAGCAGTCCTTATTGCTGAAATGACTGAAGAATTCATGAAGGAAGAAAAACAAATTACTTCCCAGTTTGACCATGATCCATTGCTTAAATTAAAAGCTAGAGAAGTTGACTTAAGAGCTATGGACCAACACCGTAAAAAAGAGTATGATGAAGCCAGAGTCAATATTGACCAGGCTAAATTAGTTCAAGCTAAAGACATTGCAGAAGATAAATTAGAACAGAATGAAGACTTGGCTGAACTAAGAGCTGACACAACAATGGATAAAGCTTATTTACAAGCAGGAGTTAAGTTGAAATCTGATGCAATAAAGCGTAAAGATGTTAAAACATTAAAAGGACCGAAAAGTTAATGGCTGGTATAGGAATAGCTAAAAAAGGGTTAGGGATGCTAACCAAGAAGTTTGGTAAAAAAACTGCCAAGCATATGGTGGCTCAAGATGCAAGACATAAGTCTTGGAAGAAAATGGGTTTACAAGGACCAAAGTATAGAATTGGAAAAAAAGTTAAAGGTAGTCATCGTTTAGATGAAGTCTGGACGTTTAGTGACAACTATAAAAAATAGGAGGCCCTATGGCAAATAAAAAAGAACCTTTCTATAAAGGCATTAACCAAAAGCAGTTCCTGAATAAGGATGGCTACCTAAAAGGTGGTATTGAGGTTAA